GTCAACAGTGTTATCAGATTGCTCAGCAAGTTTACGGAGCATGTCAACAATCAATCGCTTCACTTTGTCGCTGTTAAGGAACGACATAAGAACGGGACGGATAAGTGCAATCATTGTTCTAAATGGGTAAAGGTTTGCAATTTTTAGTTGCTAGGCTCTGTCGGCCAAACAACGTTGTCAGGGAAACCAGCTTGTTCAGGTACTGCCCTCAGTTCTGCACGATAAGCCGCCCAGGCAGCAGTATCAACAGGAGCGTCAGGGATTTGGGTCCAGTCGGAATCGCGAAGCAGGTTGTTCCGGATTCCACGGACTTCAGGTGCTTTTAAGGCGGCTCGTTCTTGGATCTCCTCAGCTGTGAGATCTACAACGTTCCAAACCTCTTGCCAAACACCGTCGATTTGGGCGGGGTCGGCTGCCTCAACTTTTTGCCGGCTTGGATCAAAACTTGGCGAAGGTGTTGACTGAACCGTGACCACGCCAAAATCGGAAAGGTCGCCTTCTATTTTTCGCGGAAAGCTGGTGTTGGGAAATTTGCGGCGTATTTCAACCAAGCCGATGGGGTACTTGGTAATTGCGCCGTTTTCAATAAATGCGAGTGCCATGGTTAATTGTCGTTAGTTTTAATTTACTCAGAACTAACCGATAAAGAACGGTTCATTGGTAAATGTGTCTGATGCGTCTGTGTTCGTTGTGGTAGTAGCGACAGGCGACCAGGTAATTTCAGTTAGGCTGCCAAGGTCGACATAACTAGTACCGGCTCCAATAGTTTCTGAATATGCCTCATAGTTAAATGTCCCATAGGTGGGACTAACGTAAGTACCGGTTAAAGATCCGTCGGCTGGTAAATAAAATGTATAGCCTCTGTAAGAGGCGATGTTGTTATTTTTATTTGAGACATAAATACCATCGCTGCCGGAACCTCTAAAAGGCTTACCATAATACAGCTGGCCGCCGGAGCCAAATTTCCTACTAAAATTATTACTCAAGCTTGTATCAAATGACTGCAAAAAACCTTGACCTGTGGTCCACACGTTGTCCTCATAATCGACGTAAGTCTTAGGATACACGCTACCAGTTCCTACTTCTATGTTGGACTGGAGTACGCCGCTTGAGTTAAATTTCGCTATATAATGACCATTAGCGTCATAATTTAGACCCCAATAGATATTGTCATTGCTGTCAGTGTCTACCCCGAAACCATAATCAAAATTAGGGAATCCGTAATTTGAAAAGAAAACAAGATCCCATTGTAAGGTTCCACTGTTGTTGAGTTTTACTAAGCCTGCTGACGTCCTAAGGCTGGTGCCAGAGTGAATTCGCAGATTCACCAGTATATTGTCATTACTATCAATACAAATATCATATCTTTCGTTATAATTATATACGGGTGACGGAGCGTAATAATAACCTTTCCCCCATTGAACAACGCCTGAGCTGTTTAATTTAATTACCCCTACAGGAGTGTATGTACTGGCTTCTCGCACGGAAAGAAAAATGTTTGATGATGAATCGACGGCAATGTAATTGGAAAAGGCGCCAACTGATGTGCTACTAGCATGAAACTCTTTTTGCCATTGCAGCGTTCCATTAAAATCATAAACAACCACAAGACAGCCCCCGGTGCTGTTATTAATGTCCTGGCTGCCAACGCAATACAAATATGTCCCATCGCTTGCTACATCATAAAATTGTACATTCTTACCAGTGCTACTTAATGTCCTACTCCACTGAATAACGCCCTCAGCATCCCTTTTTATTACAAAACCTATGGTGTTTGTTAAATCCACAATGTAGCCAACATCGTAAAGGTTGCCATCGGAGTCAACATAGTTTCCTTGTATTGCGGCATAATTTGTGCCACTACTGCCATATCGAATCCTGTCGAAAAAATATGTATTTCCTCCGCCAGCACCTGCTGCGCCCAACGCTGAAAGTCTCGTAATCGGATCCATAACAATCAGGCGGTGTAGTCAACCAGGGCAGCACCACGGATTGTGGTCCCACCGTCGGATGTAGTGAACATAAACAGGTGCGTCTTGGCATCGGTCAAGGTCGGAGCCGTGTCAGCGTTCCACTTAACAGCTGCCGGCCAAGTAATCGCCGTGCTTGCACCAGTCAACGTCAGTTCAAGCGTGAAACCAAACACCGTGCCGCTTGCCGGGATGTTGCTAAAGGTAATTGTCGATGACGTAGAGATCGCTTTTGTGAAGTAGTTGCCGGTACTGCAATCAACGTCCAGGGCAGCCATTGCCTCTGCCGTTTGCTCGTAGGGACCGTCAATGCTGAAACCGTCAGTAACGATCTCACCGGTTACATCAATACCAGTAGAAGAGGTAGTTAATTTGGTTGAACCGTAGTGACCAACGTTAACAGCTCCGGTAGAACCAACACACTGAACATAAGTGGTTAGACCGCCGCTGCCATCATCAGATTGGAGATGTAGGTCGGCGTCGTCAGCAGTTTGCCTAAGGTAAAGATCACCACCAATGTTGTCAATAAAACTGTTTGAACCGTTGTGATGAATTTGAAGGTCGCTACTATTACCAAACTTGGCAAAAATGCTGTCACCTAATACAATATCGACACTTGGCGCAATTATTGTTGAATCAGCACCAAAAATAGTAGTCCCATCAACTTGTATGGCGATAACCCCAGCGCTAACACCATCGTCAGTAATAGTGATGTTGGTGTCATCAGCACTAATAGCGCTCAAGCTAGTTGTCCCAGCTGCAGTCAAACGACCATCAGCATCAACAGTAAACGTCGGAACAGCGGAAGATGAACCGTAACTACCGGCGGTAACCGCAGTAGCTTCTAACTGTGTCGGACCAATAGAACCTGCTGCAACGTTGCTAAGGTCAGCCTTAGCCAGTTCCGTACCGCCAGCCGTAGTGCCGTCGTGGACGTGAAGGCTGTCATTAGTAGTGTTAACCGTTACCTCGCCTTCAGCACCGGTAAAAGTCGTATGTTGCGTGTCAGTACCACGCCGCAATTTAAGAAGTTTTGCCATGATTAAATAGTACCGAAGTCAATTTGAAGATTAGTGCCGTCAATAGTGCCAATGTTATTCAGGTTGTTGTCCTGACCATCCAAATCCCCACTAAGTTGTGGAGTAGTGTCATCGACAACAGCTGAAATACCAGCTGAGATAGAGTTCCAAGTAGCTCCATCATAAAACTTGAGGGTATTAGCAGTGCTATCATACCAAAGGTCACCAGAACTTGCACTTGCTGGTTGTGTGCTACTAATAGTGTAAAGATCAGCGAAGTTATTTACGTCACTGATGTTAACTGCAACAGTATTAACATTAGCAATAGAACCTGCAACGGTAGTAACATTGGCTGAGTTACCAGCAACAGTCTGAATAGCGTTTGTAGCCTCTGTACCATCTTCAATGTCAGCCAGAGTACGGATGTCTGCAATGTTGTCAGCACACGTTTCAAGTGCACCACCGGACTGAGCAGCAACCAACGAATCAGTGATAAGACCAAGGTCTTCAAACGAAGCAAGGTCATCAGCAACGATTGAAATGTCAGCAAGAGTAGCTGCATCAGGGGTGATGTTTTGATATACCGAACCGTTGTACGCACGAATAACACTCAGGTCACCACGGTACACAAGGTCACCAGCCTGCAGTGCGCTGCTATCCGCCCGTTGAGTCGGATCTCCACTGGCTGAAATCTGATAAACATCAGCAAAATTACTGATGTCAGCAACATTAGCAGCCGCTGTAGTGATATCAGCTGAAATACCTGCAACCGTAGTTACCTCAGTTGCCTTAGGTACAAGACGGTGGAAGGTGTAGGTGTGCAACGTGGTCGTAGTTTCCACGAGCATACCATAACCAGACTCCAAATTAGTAGATCCACAGCCAGTAATAGTAACTGTATTAGACCCAGAACCATTAGGAATGGTTACAATACCACCGGCAGGAGTTCGGGTAGTGGCAATAGCAGCGACGCTGACAATAGTACCAGCGCCGTTATTGACATCGGGGTTAGCAGTTGGGAAGCTAGTTTCGTTTGCAATAGGAACAAAACCGCCCACATCATCAACAAGGTCAATGATACGAGCATCAATAGCTCCAGTAGTAGCTATATATGCATCACTACCGGTCCAAGTATCCCCACTAGCAATAGTTTCAGTACTATCTTGTCGGAAGTACCGACCATCAGAAGCGGCAGTAGTAAAGAAGCTGGTGTCATTAACTGTTGCTCCACTTTGTTCAGAAGCAGTAACAACAGTTGCTCCAGTCAACTTTGCAGAAGTAATTGTATCATCTGCAATCTTAGCTCCTGTAACATTACTATCAGCAATCTTTGCCGTAGTAA